GCCATATGCTCAAGTTGGTGGTTCTGATTCACATCCATCGGAAACAATCTCGAAGAACCAATGGTCTCCCTACATGTTAGTAATGTAGTGTTTGGAAGTGTGAACACAGGAGATTCCTTCAACATAACGAGAGGACGATACTTCTTTAGAGCCTTTTCGCATAGATCAAGAATCTCCTCTTTGTTATTACACTTATTGACTAATGATTGAAATCTTAGTTTTGAAATACGATCTTCTGAAATACTCATACCTTCAATCCTTTGAACTTGTTTCCGTTACCAGCGTTATTCCCAAACTTAGGTTTTGGTAATACTACCTCTTCCTCTTGTCCAGAATCAACAATGTTTTGTGCAGATTGTTCAACATCATACAACTTCATTCTCGATCTGTCAACCCCGATAATGAACCTCTTATTCGTGGAAGGATCATTGTATCGATTCTTTAGCTGCTTGACCATAATTTGATTTAGCTGTGTTAGCTGTTCCGTAACGATAAGAGCAACAAAGAAGTCTGCAGTTGCAGGTAGACCAAACGACTCTGAGGTATCTTCCATTCCAGGATCTGTTGAACTATATCCACTTCTGGTTAGCTGTGTGGCCGACCAGATTGGAACATTGTATTCAACTGCTAGGCCTCGAAGTTCTTCGGCAATTGCCTTAACATAGGTATAACTATTGACACCATTACCAGGCTTGATACGGGATGAAGCACAAATGTTGAGATAGTCGACCATGATAACATCTGGCACGAATCCTTTCTTTAGGTTTAGTTCGTTTAGAAGTGATCTAAAATGAACTGTGGATGCTGTGGCCGTTGGATATTCTTTGATGATAAGACGACCGTTAGTCTTCTGTTTTAGATTGCCAACTTTCTTATCATACAAGTCCTTTGGTAGAACCAAAAGATCGTCAAAGGTAATGTTCATTAGATTGGCATCAATACGCTTTGCTACTTCTTCCTCTGCAAGTTCTAGTGTGATATAAAGAACGTTCTTACCCATAGCAAGATAACTAGCAGAAAAATGGCAGAGGCACAGAGACTTACCACCTCCGACACCACCCATAACAACATTAAGAGTTTTCCTGGGCACTCCGTTCTTTGTAATCTTATTGAAGAAGTCCAAATCGAATCTAAGGCGTTCTTCAACTTTGTGATAATGTTCATATCGTTCTTCCGCATTGTCAAAATAATCATGACCTACATTAGGATCAAAGGAGATGGCAAGGGCATCGGATAGCAGAGTGGGAATTGCACCCTTCTGCATCTTACCCTTACCATTCATGATCTCCAGTGATTCTGTGATGGCATTGTATATAGCCTTCTCCTGACAAAACTTTTCAGTCGTGTCAACAAGCCACTCTTCATTTGTCTGATTCGTATCCTTTTTGAGTTCTTCTAACGTCTCCTGGATATTCTTGACAGTATCATCAGTCGTTCCACGAACATTATCAATCTCAATGGAGAGAGCATCAAATGTAGGCTGCTTATTATATATGAGAATGAAGTCTTTGAAAAGTATCCGATCTTCAACATTGGAAAAGTAACTATCCTTCAGAAATGGAAGAACCTTCCTCGTGAAGTCTTCCTTCTGAATCAGATTCTTTAGAATTACTTGTTCCAGTCTCAACTTCACCCTCAGCGTCTCCCAAATCTAGCAACATTGCGTTCAAAACCAAACCAAGAATATCATTGAACTTTTGATTCTTTCTCAGTGTAATCATGGATAGATCGTTTGTCTTCACTATCTCATAATCATACTGCAATCGAGGAACACCATCCGCTTCCATCTTGAAGCGCACCGTTGTGTATCGATACACAATTCCATTGAACGGCTCGATAAGAAGTTCAATGGGACATGTAGATCCATCTTCCTTATCGTTGAAAAGATCGTCTCTAAAGTTATAATCAATTCCCACTTGCATCTTCTGTCTCCGTCTCAATCTTTGAAGTGTTTGATATGATAGTCGGCGTTAGGATCGCCCAGATCACGTAGCATAGTTGGTTCAAAAGAAGTTTCCTCAACCTCAACCTCTTCCTCATTATACTTACCATATAGAAAGTCTGCTTGACAACCCTCATTTATAGCATCTAAAATGTCTTTTGTAAAGAACTTTTCTGGGTCTTTCTTGATTTGACTTTCAAATGCCTTAGAACCATCAGGAAACTCATAGCGAGTGGAAACCTTCTTGACGATTCCATACTTCTCAGCTAATTCAAGCAATCCATAATATCTATCCAAACCATGCTGGTAGTTGAGCCAGGTTTCTACCTTACGATCCTCAACCGTCATACGAGACTTCTTGGTGTGTGCTGTAATGACAGCGCCAGTGCGGCCATCAGCATCGTCAAGTGCCTTATCTTTCTTCTTTGATAGGAAGATGATGGTAGAAGCGGCATACTCTAGTCCAGAGCCGCCGCCCATCTTCTTCATAGGCACATATGAACCAACAACATCATACACATGATTTGTAACGATAAGCGGAACTTGTGCTTTACCTAACTTCAATGTTAGAACACGAAACGCACCACGAACCAACTGGGCACGGGTCATATCTCTTGTGTCCTTACCATCAGCAATGTCCTGCATTTCCTTCTCGGTCGACAAGTTACCGAGAGAGTCGAGAACAAACATCATTGGAGGCTTGTCTTTTCCTTCAATATACTTATCGAGAATCTTGACTGCCTGTGTTCTAAACTGCTGCACTGTAGCAACAGGAACAATGGCAACTCTCTTAGAATCGATACCACGATCAGTAATGAATTGTTTAGAAATAGCAGACTCAGATTCGAAGTAGAAGACAAACCCATCTGTGTTATCTTCTAGAAACTGCTTCACGACATTTAGCCTGAAAGTAGTGCATTCATAGCATACGAACCTGTGCCAATGAAACCTGACACATCTCCTGCTGCCACACCGTCGTCAACAACGGATGCATATTCGTTATCTGTCTCCGCAAGGAGTTGATTGAAAATATTGGACATAAGGATCTCCTTATTATGGTGAGTGGAGGAATCTCCCTCCTATTAGTATATAGTATCGTTTAGATGAAAATAATTTCAGCGTTACCAGAATATTCTTTGTCAAAGACAAACCAAGCAAATGCTAACATGCCACCTTTGTGATCACCGAATGCTTGTCTCTCCGAGAAGACATACACACGACGAAGCATGTCGAGAGAATACAACTTGTCCCGCCTCTCTTTTCCTTCCAGAAAGGTTAGTTTTTGAAAGATAGCAACCTTCTTTGTTGCACAATGCAAAGCGTGAATAGCAAACTTGGTTCCGATATTGAAAGGTGGATTAGTTACGATGTTATCATGAACTTCCCAACTATTGAGAAAGTCGAAGTGCTTGTCACCATAACCACGATCAATCAAGTCTGTTGAGTAAACATTGTATCCTTGTAACTTTAGCAGTTTTGAGATAGCACCATCACCACACGCTGGTTCCCAAATGTTACCTTCAAACTTTTCTCGTGAGAGTAAGTCCATAGTGGCATTTGCTGGTGTAGGATAGAAGTCGTCTTTGACACGATTGTTTCCATGACCAATAAGACGATGTAATGATTCAACGCTCATGCCACTTCCTTGAAATGCTTCTGCAACTCAGGTGATAGTTTCTTTAGTAGATCGCCAGGGATGCCAACCCGAACGATCTTTGCTAGTTCAATAACATTGTTACTATCAATAGTCATATCTGGATCAAACTCATACAGTCGTGCTGGTGAGTGCTTTAGATCGTCGTCTTTTTTATTACTCATGAAAAGAAGTCCTCCAAACTTGCTGAACGTTCAGCCTTCCAATTGATTGCTTCCAGGATGATTTTTAGGGGCTCAAGGAAACTCTTATCGAACTGTGTATTATAATCGATATACTTCTTCAAGTCAAATTCTTCTGGTATGTCACCTTGTGGAAAAGCAATGACATTTGATTGAACTGTGTTTGGTTCTTTCAGAAAGACAAACTTGATCTTTTCACCACCTTGAATCATTTGATACTTATTAGTAAGTTTATGCCCAAGTAGAGCGTGATTATATACGAGAGCGCCACGCACATGTATAGGACATTTGGCCCCATAGATAGTTTTCTTATCAGCATACTTAGTAAGACCGTTGACGCCTCGAGGAAACGAAATGTCTGCCAGAGGCAACTTCTCAT